TGGGCTGAAGAGATGATAGAAGAATGTGCTATGTTCCCACACGCAGAACATGACGATCTTGTCGACTCTATGAGCCAAGCACTACTACGGTTTCGTAAGGGGAACTTCGTAGCGTTGCATGATGACTACCAAGATGAGCCCACGGACCACGGACAAACGGAGTATTATTAATGGCCTACAATCCTTTTGATGATGTGATTTTAAATGACCCAGCTTATATGGCTAACGGGGGACCATTACCGAGGCCAAAGATTGGTATTGAGTTTCCGAATGCTCCACAACAAGAAGAAGAAAAACCTTTTGTACCGCAAAGATCAGTCATACCACAACAAAGAGTAGATCCATCACTGCAAGAACCAGGTTTTAAACCAGTAGCTTCTTTAATTGCAAGAACTTACAAACTTTTAACACCCGAACAAGAAACTTTAGATCAAATAGAAAAAGATCAACAGCTAAGATCCTTAGCTACACAACAAGCATTTCAAGGGACAGAGTTTGAGGAATACGCAGGTAAGTTTGATCTACCCTCAGCCATAACCACAAATACAAAAGCAAGAGAACTTTTAAAAAATGTTGGCTATCAACCTGAAGGGTTTGTAGAAGGTATGAGCCGTGTAGGGCAATTCTTTTATGGTAATCAAAGAAAAGCTTTTGAAAAATTGAGAGATGGAGAAGAGTTAACAAGTGAGGATAGAATTTCTATTGCATTAGCTCCTCTTGATTCTTTAGACTTTTTGTTTCCACCCCTATTTATAAAAAAATTAGCAGGACTAGGATTAAAAAATGTTAATGCAGTTTTAAGATCAACATCTGATTTACCAGAGGTACGACAAATAAAACAATTGTTTGGTGGTGAACCGTTACCCGCCATTGGTCGTGCAGACGGACCACCAGGCATGGTCACCGCACCACGGATCGCACTATCAAAAGCAGATGAGGGTGTTGGTGGTGTAAAAACTTTAAATTTAAAAGATCTTAGTATGAAGCAAAGAATAGACGAAGTGAAAAAGAATATACCGTCTGATGCAAAATTAGTTACACAAGAAGTAATGGAAAAAATAAAACAAACATTTCCTGACGCAACAAAAAGTCAAATAGATGATATATATTATGGAAGATATAAAGTTGCGGGCCAACGTAAAAACACAAGACCTTTTGATAAATTCATAGTTGCTAGGGGCGGCTCCGGACCTGTGTTTGCTAGAAAAGATCCACGTTATGATCCAAGTAATCCTGGTGGACCTGCTTATCAATATTTAAAAAATATGGCTGACGACTATTTAGATGAATTTAATGAAGTGCCGAGAATATCTGATTTACGAAGATTTATAAATGAAAAAGGCTCTGATGAAGCTAAAGAATTTTTTGTTAAGAATCCTAGAAAAATTGATGACACTATAAGAAATGAGGTAGATGGTGGGAGAACTCCTGGTGCAGGCGATATAGTCACAAAAGGTATACAAAATACTAGCGCTACAATTGAAATGCTTAAAAAGACACGACCTGATTTTCAAGGTGATTTCGACAAATTTTTATTATCATTAGAAAATGATTCAAAACTCAACACCATAATAAATAATTGGAAAACATATATTAGTCCTTACACAAATGATGCCGGCAAACCTCTTCTGACTTATCAGAATATGGCAAAATATATTAGAGAAAATAATTTAGTGCCACGTAGACAAAAAGCTTATGATCCTGATAATTACACTTACAATTTAAAAGGATCAGGAAAAAAAGGTAAGAGAGTTTCTATTAGAGTTCAAAGAGCTATCACCTCAGAGCCACAACTTGGAGAGGGGGCACTGCCCAAAGGAGATCCTATAGCTAATTACATGCATCACAAATCTAGATCTATGACTGAGCATGGAGAGGGAATGTCTTTTCAAACTTTTATGAGAGATTATGTAAAACCATATGTCGGTAAAACTGCAGATGAAACACGAGAGAATTTGAAAAAAGCATATCCAGATATAGAAGACTTTTTAAAACTAGAAAAAAAATATCAAGATTACGAGAAAGAATTAGGTTTTATGATGGAATTACTAGAAAATACAGGTAGGTATACTCCTCAACAACTTGATAGAATTGCTACGTCACTAAAAGGTAACAGAGCTCACAGTATTCCAATTTCAAAAAATTTAAAAAAAAATAGATTTCTCGAGTTAAGCGGTGATGCTAGATTTATAAGAATACAGCCTGCTGTTTACAACCAAGTTTATCAACCCGTTTACGATCAAGTTTTAGACAAAATTTTCTCACAGTTGGTTGGTAAGAACGCTAGCATCGAAAAATTAAAAAGCACGAAGCCGCAACAACTTAAATATGGTGGTAATATTTCAAAACGAAGATTAGCTTTATCCGGTATTGATATAGATGTTAATGACTACATAAAATCAGGAAGAAGTCAGTATGATTATCTAAATGATCTATACAGGCAAGTTGACGATCGTATGAAAAAATTAGGGATGCAATCTATAATAGGGTTTGATCCAAAAAATACACAAGTTTTAAAAGGCTTAAGATTTTTAGATCCAAATTTTGTTGGCCCACCAGGTGGGTTAGATTTTAAGGAAGCGGGAGAAGTTTTAATTGTAGGTGCAAAAAAAGCTTTAGATCCTAAAGAATATTTAAGGAGAGCTTTAGAAATAATTGTTGAAGAAGGGGTGCCTGATGTTGTTACTCCAAAATTTAAAATGATACCTCTTAAAGATGGCGGTCCTGTGCGTATGGCCATTGGCGGTGATCCGTTGCAAAATATTAATCAACAACAGTTTATGCCTGACCCAGCATTTGAAGGTGAAGACTTCTTTAAAGAAGCAGTAGACTCAGGAAACCTTACTGCATTTAATCCTACAAAATTATTTAAGGTCTTTGGTAAGGTTGATGCTGTTGAAACACCGAAGAAAAAAATTCAAACAGATGCACCACAAGCACCACCTGGGACCACGTTGCCAGCAGCACAACAAATGCAACCATCTGATTTTGCTTTTAAATCATTTACCTTAGATGTCATCAATGATCCTAACGCACCAAAGGCAGCAAGACCACAAGACTGGGCAAACTTTTTCAAAGGTAAAGCAGCTCCGGAAGCAGAGCTACGTGATACAGGACTTATGCAGTTTTTAGAAGATTACGCTAAATATTATCCAAACCAAAAAATAACACAACAAAGATTAGTTGATTTTTATGAACAGTCACCAATGGGTAATATTAGTATCAAGGTAAAACAAGATAGTTTAAGTAGTCGGGATTTGCCAGCAGATCCCGAATACCTAAATTTTGTTGGTAGACCTAGACATAAAAACACAGGTAATCAAGATCTTGATAATGTTGGTAAAAATTATCGTGAGGTTCTCGTTCAGGCGGGACCCCTACCAGGAGAAACAAAACCCTTTGTGGCTAGTGGTCACTTTCAAGAAGAAAATGTCATAGGTTTTACAAGAGTAGCTGATTACGAAAATGTCAATGGTCAACCAGTTGCGGTCATACAAGAATTGCAAACGGACATGCTCACACAAGTTAGAAAAGAACAAGAGCGTATACAAGCGTTATTAAAAAGGATTGAAAATGTAAGAGCTAGGGCTCAACGACAAGTAGACTCAGGCGATACTTTTGATAGTGAGATGGGTAAAAGAACACTTAGAGAGTTAAACAGTGAGTTTCCAACAGCGACAATTCAAAAACTTCAAGAAAATTTATCTGCTATAAAACCGTTCCCTAATACAGCAGGTTTAGATAGAGTACCACAATTTTCAAAGGAATTATCCGACATACAAAAGCAAATAAATGCATTGATTGATGTTGAAATCAAAAGTCCAAATCCACAAACACCTTTTGCTTTAGAAACTTTAGAAAATCAACAACAAACTGTTCTAAACAATTTATTAGATTTAACTAGGAATACAGAACTGGAAGCAGACTTAAAAGGTCTAAGTGTACCATCATCTACTGAAACTGATGAACTTATACGATTTGGAGAGCAATCGGATAACATGAACTTAGCGTTTGGTGGATTCAAAGAATTACAATTGTTCCCACCAGTACCCTTTAATAAACAACCAGACTATGTAGATTTGTTAGTAAAAGCTACTATCAAAGATGCACAATCTAAAGGCATAAATAAAGTTGCTATTATGCCCGCTGAAAAAGTTAATCAACGTTGGGGAAAAGATCCAGATGGCCCAGCAGGTGTCAAATTTAAAAATCTTTATGATAAAGTTGTCCCTCAACAATTAAATAATATTGCAAAAAAATATAATGGTAATGTTTCAATTGAACAAATTGTTGATAAAAATAAACCAAGCAAAGGTTTAAAATTTTTTAATAGAGATGTAGATGGAGGTCTTAAATTAAACAAAGAGGATGTAGCAAGACGCACAACCACAGAAAGTGAAGAGGGCATTAACGAGTTTTATAATGAACAAATTAGAAAATTTGTGAGTGGTGGAGGCTATCGAGACAAAGATGTGGTGTTAACTAGAGAGGTTGCACCAGGACAGTTTCAAGATTTTTACGTTCGTGCTGATGATGACAGTATTAATTTTGTGCCACTGGGTGAGGGTGATATTATAAATGATGCTTTAATAGTCATAGAGGAATTTAATCCACAAGTCGTTGATATGGTGACAATAACTCTTGATAGTCCTAAAGCAGAACAGCCATTCTTTATGTTTAAGAAAAAAGATGGTGGCACAATAGCTAAAGATAGTTTAGTTTCAGTTACAGATATATTTGGTGAATATGGTAGTAGATAAATTTGATAGCACATTAGATAGACCTGCAGAGGGCCCAGCAAAACCCGATGATAACGAAAGAATTGACGTAGAAGAAGTAGGTACAACAGTAGACCTCGACTCTTCAGGTGAACCTAACGTAGAGATAGTGGAGGACGGTAGTGCCGTAGTGGGTGAGGTTGATGAGACACCTGTAGTCAATTTTACATCAAACTTAGCCGAAGTATTAGATGAAAGTTACATGCAATCTCTTTCTAATGAGCTTATAGAAAAAATAGAAGCAGATAAATCATCACGAGATGACTGGGAACAATCTTATACAAAAGGTTTGGATCTTTTAGGTTTTAAGTATGAAGAAAGAACAAGACCTTTTAGAGGTGCGTCTAGTGTTAACCATCCTATGTTAGCACAAGCAGTTACACAATTCCAAGCTATGTCTTACGTAGAACTCTTACCTAGTGACGGTCCTGTGAGAACTCAGGTTGTGGGTGCAAACTCAACACAATTGCAACAAGCAGCTGAGCGTGTGAAAGATTATATGAATTATGAGATAACACATAACATGGAAGAATATAATCCTGAGATGGACCAATTATTGTTTCAGTTACCTTTATCTGGTAGTGCATTTAAAAAAATATATTTTGAAGAAACATTAAATAGAGCAACATCTAAATTTATTCCTGCAGAGGATGTTATCGTACCATATGGTGCATCTGACTTAGAGAGTTGCGAAAGAATTACACAAGTCATCAAAATGTCTATGAATGACTTAAGAAAAAAACAAGTTTCAGGTTTTTATCTAGATGTAGAGTTACAATCTTATGAGAGTGATGAGTACACATCAGGAGTGCAAGAAAAGAAAGATCAGATTGATGGAACTAAATCTGACTATCTTAGCGACATGGCAGAATTGTATGAGATTCACGTAGATTTAGATATAGAAGGTTTTGAAGATATAAACCCTAAAACATTAGAACCAAGTGGTATTATGTTACCATACATAGTCACCATTGATAGAACGTCTGGTAAAGTTTTAAGTATCTATAGAAACTACAATCAAACAGACCCACTAAGAAAAAAGAATGAGTATTTTGTTCATTATAAATTTTTACCTGGTTTAGGATTTTATGGTTTTGGTTTAATTCATATGATTGGTGGTTTGACTAGAACTGCCACCTCAGCACTGCGTCAGTTATTAGATGCAGGTACATTATCTAATTTACCAGCAGGTTTTAAGTCTAGAGGTTTGAGAGTAAGAGATGACGATCAACCTTTACAACCCGGTGAGTTTAGAGATGTTGATGCACCTAATGGTATCATACGAGAAGCTTTACTTCCCTTACCTTACAAAGGTCCCGATCAAGTGTTATTACAATTATTAGGGGTCTGTGTAGATGCAGGTAAACAGTTTGCTGCAGTCGCAGACATGCAGTTGTCAGAAATAGGTAGCTCACAAACTCCTGTAGGAACAACTATGGCTTTGATGGAGCGAGGCACTAAAGTGATGTCTGCAGTTCATAAAAGATTACATTACGCTCAGAAAAAAGAATTTAATTTATTAGCTAATATTTTTAAATTAACTTTACCGCCAGTCTATCCATACAACGTAAGCGGTGGACCAAGAGAAATAAAAGTTTTAGATTTTGGTGATGCAATAGATATTTTACCAGTATCTGACCCTAATATTTTCTCCATGTCACAAAGAGTGACCTTAGCACAAAATCAATTACAACTTGCACAATCAAATCCACAAATACACAATTTGTATGAAGCGTATAGAAGAATGTACTTAGCTCTTGGTGTAAAAGATGTAGAGCAAATTTTACCTATACCACGTGGACCACAACCACAAGACCCAGCTATTGAACACAGTGTGGTTCTTAAGGGTGCAAACCTTCAAGCATTCCCACAACAAAACCATGAGTTACACATTAAG